TTTGTCTCAGACTTGCTGCGGTTTGGGTGGTTGATCATTTCTATCTCCTGCCCCTGAAAATCCCCGAGGCGCGGGAACCCCCTAAGTGCTCACCGTTCAAGAGCGCTCACGTGCGGCGTGAGCTATTTCGAACCATCCTCAGTCCCGGAGGCTTTGCATTGACGAACGATCCGAGCAGTTGAACGCGGGCCACTAACTGGCCGACAGCGACACGCTGGCCAAGCACGAGATCGATGGTTTCGATGTTGGCTGCAAAGGCGATGATCTCGTCCAGATCGCGGACGACGCTATCGATGCGGCGCTCCATCTGTTCTTCGGCGGATAGAACTGGCTCGCGCATTGCTTCGCGGGTGGCGTCAAGCTCGTCTTGAAATGAGGTGTGCATTAGAAAGCCCCCGTATGTTCGCGGTAGGCGTCGCAGCCTACACAGAGGCGAGAAGGGATATCTGCGGGATTTTGACCGCATTCCTCACAGAGGCGAGGGCGCCTGATGCGGCCTACAGTAAAGGTAACTGCAACGGGGCCGATTTGAGTTTTGTTTTGGCTGATGATCTCAACATTCTTAGCCATTTACGCCGCCTCCATCGCGCCGGCCTCGGAAAGCATGTCAGCTGTCACGTCGCGGCAGGTGCCGTCGTCCTCGCAGACTTCCAAGACCTTGACGATCTGGCTGGCGTATTCGCGGATGGTGTTGAGAACATCGTCGCGGCTTTCGTCCCGATCGCACTCGAGGAACCACTTGCCCCGGATCTTCGCGCCGCGAATTTCAATGAAGTAGAGGTTCTGCATTTGCGTATCCCCTGAGTTAAGCGGCTTTGCGAGCGCGTCGACGGGGCGCGGTCTGCGCAGCTTCAAAGTTGAAGTTGGCGACATGAACCATGCAGGCTTCGATGTGCGCGCGGACTTCGGCGTCGGTCATGCCGCAGCCGGTGATGGTTAGGATGTCCTGATGGGCGAAGGCGGGATGGTTCTGGATTTGGCCGAGTGCTGCGATGAGGTCTTTGCGGGCTTCGGTCATTTGCGTATCCCCTGAGTGCCGGTCTCGATGGGGATCAATAGATACCAAATTTTTAGTAGCGTCAACCAAAAAATTAGTAGTCGAGCAAAAATAGTGCTACAACCCTCCTGCCGCGAGGGCCGAAGAGGGGTTCCATGAAAGGTGCAGCTATGCTGGAATGCTACCCTGAGGGGTGGCAAAAATGGTGCAAGCGGGGCCGGGTTTCGGAGGGAGCGATATGCTGACCTACGAGATCAAAAACACGCAACCCATCGATCTGGTCGATCTAACCACCAGTATGATGGCGTTTGCAGAGCATTTCCGGAGCTTTACATCGGCTTCACAGGCGGGCGAGGCCCCGCCTGAAATGAAGCTCTACGTCGATCAGATCCGCACCGGAAGTGTTGTCGCCCAACTCATCCCTTATGCCCAACAGGTGGACTGGCTCCTTGACCATGCCGATGTCCTGGCGGGATTTATCGGAAATCTCCAAGAACTAGCGGCTTTCTTCCTCGGTGATTCCAAAACAAAAGTCGAGCCTACCCGAGACGAGGCCAAAAGAATTAGTCAGATACTCGAACCTGTTGCCAAGGACGGCGGGGCTCAATTCAACATTCAGGCCAGCGACACCGCCCAGGTGCACTTTCATGCCCATTTTCATATTGGGTCGCGAGACGCGAATGCGATTCAGAATGGCGTCAGAAGGTTTCTCGGCCCGGATCTGCCGGCGTCGGAGATTAGGCAGAGCCAGCTAATGGTGCTTGATCAGGTCAAGAACGTCGCGTCATCCAAGACTGGCGACCGGGCGATTATTGAAGCTATCTGGCCCCGAGCCGTGAAATTGCAGTTCTTGAGCGAAACCGCAAAAGCCCAGGTTCTGACGCTCGAAAGCAACCCATTTCAAAAGGTTTTTATCGTTGATCTAGAAGTCCATTCGATCGGAGGGAGACCAGCCCTGTACCGCGTCATTGAGGTGAAGGACGCGATCGACAAGCCCTAAGGGCTAATACGCGCGGGGAGGGGCTAGTAACCACGAATGCGTCGATTTAATTCATCTACTTGGTATTCAAGATCGGCGATCCGGTCCTTGTGGGAGCCGTCTACGTATGCAATCGCCATTGCGAGGCCGGCTAAGTACCAACCAATGCGGCTCTCAAACGGGAGATCCGACAAAAATACCCCGATTAGATAGGCGCAAAGGCAGAACGATCCCCATTTAAGAGCGGATTTGAAAAATGATTTCATACCCTACGGCCCTTTACCGAATTTTTCACAGATCTAGCACTGTTCTTTTAACCCGGCCGACAACAAGCTTCTCCGCTTCCGCCTTTGATTTTACGAAAATCGGCTCGTGGCTCGGGTTGGTAGAGTAGGGCGCGAACCTGGGCGGGTCCGGCCGCCACATCTTGAACGTGGCCTCGCCGCGCTGCGAAATAACGTAGGCTTTGCCCGATACGAGCGTCCGATCGGCCTGGTTCACCACGATTATGGAGCCGTCTGGCGACCAGCGGTCCATCGAATCGCCATCCACAGTGAGCGCGAAGAAATCGCCCCTCCCAAGGTCTGCGAATGCCAGCAACGGCACGTCTTCGACAGGGATTTGGGATGATGAAGCCCGCAGCTTTCCGGCCGTAACCTTATCGAGCAGAGGAATGCGCCTTAGATCGGCTTCGGTCGCGGCCTGAGGCGCTGGCGGCTCCTCCGGACCCTTGCGCCATAGAAGCCAATCCTCAGTCGTTTTTAGCGCGGAAACAAGCTCCCGGAGAAGGCGCGGCCGCTTTACGCGCCCCTGCTCGATCGCGTCGATACCCTGCTGACGCATGCCGACAGCTTTCGCCAAGGCCGTTTGCGAAATGCCGAGCTTCTCCCGGCGAGCGGCGACTCGGTTTCCAAATGCAGCGGGATCGACCTCAACCATTTGGATAAATTACAAAATTTTCAGTTGGGCCGCCGCTACAGAGATTTTAGTTGCAAATAACCAAAAAATTAGTAGAAGGGAGTTATGAGCACTGACGCCCTCAAAAGAGCTTGCGATTTAGCAGGCGGCCAAAAACCCCTCGCGGACCGGATTGGCACAACCCAATCCAACGTTTGGTACTGGCTTGAGCGATCTCGCCACGGCGTGCCTGCGGAATTTGTGATTGCGATCGAACGCGAGACGGGGGTTGCTCGCCACGAGTTACGGCCTGACATCTTCCCGCCGTCCTCCACACCGGAGCACGCGGCATGACCGATCCTCACCTCGCTGGCATTTTCGATTTTCTCCTCCTGGTTGGCGTCGCCCTCCTGTTTGGCTGGAGCACAAGACGATGACGGCTCGGCCAATCGACGGGGCATTCGATCAACCGAGCCGCATTAACAGGCGTGGGGCTTCGCCTGATCTTTATCCGCCGTTACCTTCGGGTTCGATATCGCGCCTCGAACCTCTCGATATTTCGGATGCCTTCCGCGATGCGGTCGCGCTGATCTGGGTCATCTTCATGCTTTGCACGATCGCCGCTGTGTTCGGGGTCGCGCTGTTTCTTCTGTTTTTCGTGAAGTTCTAACGCTCGCTCCGTGGCAGCGGAGAGAGCGATCCATGTGTCTGAGTTGTCGTTGTTAGCGTTCCTCATGTGTTCAACAAACACCATGAGGATTCCAAATGTCGGAAAGTTCTTCCGGAGAGAGTTCAGTGCGTAAAGAAATTGCGATTGTCGCGGGGCCTAAGGATTGGGGTGACACGCGAGAAAGCTGGTTAGCTCGTGTTCCGCGCAAAGTATCGACCGTAACGTTCAGAACCGTGAAAGCGCTCTGGTATGGCGAGATTGACGATCCTGAGCATTGGGCCGCCCGAGACATACGGAGAGCCTCGCAGATTATCGAAGCGAGATGCGAAGCGGCTGCGCTTGCCAGCCGATACCAGGCCATCGCCGGAGGAATGCGTGCGCAGGACGAGAATTTTTATCGCGCGGACATTGATCGCCTTGAGCGCATCGCTCGCCAGCTTGGCGCTTCGGATCGCGCCTGAGCTTAAAAGGATAGGGGGATAAAATGGGGGCTTTAGCATCACAACTTCAAGCGCGGCGCGAACGCCTGCAAAGGTTTGCCGCGGCGGCGGCGCGCTATCAGGTTAAATCGCAGCCGCTGCCACCTTTGCCCATGCAGCGCCCGGCGGAGCTGACGCGCCAGCGGCGCGAATATGAAACAATTAAACACCCGACAATCTTCACGCCCATCAGCCGGCGCATCATAAACGCCATAGCTGACGAGTTCGGGCTGACCGTTCGCGAAATGATCGGCCACAGCCGAGACGCAAAATATGTGCGGCCGCGGCACATCGCAGCCGGCCTGATGATTGAACTTACGCAAATGTCGCTACCTGCCATCGGCAGGCAGTTAGGTGGCCGGGATCACACCACGATCATCAACAGTCGAACTCGCTTTGCCGTGCTTCTCGAAAGCGAATCCTTCCGCAACCGCGTCGATCAGATCAAGGCGGGAATCACACGGGAGATGGCGCTTTGACGTATCCAGCGGCGAAATTGGCATACCTGACCTCGCCCGAACGCGGCGTTGTCATCCTTAACACGCAAATCGATGGCGCGGAGTTGCAGCGCGTGACGCTGAACCGGGATCAGTTGCTCAATCTCAATAAGCAGGCGGTCGATATCGTAGTGGGGCTGATGAAATGACAATCATCATGGGAATAGATCCAGGCCTGTCCGGTGCCGTTGCCTTTTACTTTCCGATGGTGCCCGGCCGCATCGCAGTCGATGACATGCCGCTGGCCGGCGGTGAGGTCAACGTGAACGAATTGGCGCGTCTGGTCCGTATTCATCGCCCGTCTGTTGCTGTCATTGAACGCGTCTCGGCAATGCCAGGGCAGGGCGTCGTCTCAATGTTCAACTTTGGACGCGCCTACGGCGACGTTCGCGGCGTGATCGGCGCCCTTGATGTGCCTCTCCATTTGGTCACCCCTCAGAAATGGAAGAAGCATTTCGGCCTGTCCTCGGACAAGGAGCAGTCCCGCTTGCGAGCGATCCGCACATTCCCGAGCGTAGCGGAGAGCTTTAAGCTCAAGAAACACGATGGCCGCGCCGAGGCGGCATTGATCGCGCTGTATGGCGCCGAAGTCCTGGCGAAGGTGGCGGCATGAAGTTCCAACGTCACAGTCCGTCATCTTTGAATTTGTTTGCCGCCTCCCCAGCTCTCTTCGTGCTCGAAAAGATCATGGGACACCGCCAACCCGGCAGCGCCCCTATGTATCGCGGCACGGCGGTTGAGGATGGTGTTACGCATGGCCTTCTTAACCTGGCTGCACCACTCGACGAATGCAGCGCTGTCGCCTTAAAGAAATATGACACAATCTCGGCTCTCTCTGGCGACAAGCGGCGCGAAGAATACCGGGTAACGATACCGGATATGGTCAAATCTGCGCTGGAAGAATTGCGCCCCTATGGCATCCCTACCGAATGCCAGAAGTTTGTCGAATGGAAACCGAAAGGGCTGGCTTATCCAATCGTCGGCTTCCTCGATTATCATTGGGCCGATCACAACATCACAATTGACCTGAAAACAACGGAGAAGATGCCTTCTTCGGTCAAGGTCGCGCACGCCAGGCAAATTTCGCTCTACGTCACCAGTAACAACGCCGACGCGCGAGCCTGCTATGTGACACCAAAAAAACACGCCACCTATCAGATTGAAAATGTGGATGCCCATCGCAATGCGCTGCACCAGATGGCGATGCGCTGCGAAGCATTCCTGGCGCTATCCGAAGATCCAGAGTTCTTCAAATCGATAACCATCCCTGACCTCGATAGTTTTTATTGGGGAGGCCCGGCGCGACAACTCGCGTTTGAGCATTGGGGAATCTAATTCGGCGACGAATGGCAACGTCGCTGGCCTTATAGCGACACGTTGAAGAAGGAAATTGTAAAATGGCTCTTGGTCTCAATTATTCATCCGGCGGAAACGGCGGCGATATCGTCCCATTCGTGAAATACGACGCGCGGGCTG